CTCCAATTCATCAATCTGGCCCTGAATCGATTTCTTCAAAGCCTGAGAATTGCCTTCCTTAGCACTGAGATTGAAGATTTGGGTCTGGAGGTCGATGATACGACCGCGAAGCCACTGGCCTGCGTCTTTATAGCGAATGAACTTCTGGGTGATGTTACCACCGACGTATTGGGTAGTGTCGTACATCGGCTGTGGCCCAAGACCGGCGCAGAGGTCGGCATTGAACTTTATACCGGCAGCCGTGTAGGGCAGCATGTGGGTAAGGAGTGCCACGAGGTTAGGCAGGTTGTTGCCAAAACCCCACTCAATCCATCCCAGGCCCTCAGTGCCTTTACCGTCAGCACCTTGCATCGACTCGTTGCCGCTGCTGAAATAGAGCGTCGGTATCTGCTTGCGCTGCATCTTACCGTTCTGCTGGGTACCAGCACGCAGTTGTGCGCCGATGAAGTCGGCCCATGTGATGTCGCCAGGGCCATCCATATTATAATACGAACGGTCGCCAGGCATCAGGACAGAATAGCCTTTGCCGTGCAGTTCGGCAGCCTTACGGATGAAGTCGCCTGCCTTTACGCGGGTGATGACTTTGGGTGTTTGATTCTTCTTTGCCATAATAACAGCTTTTATTTTTGGCAAAGTTAGTCAAAAGGGATTTTGAGGTCGTGACAAAGTGGTTTGGAAGGTTGCTATAGCATAGCAACATACTTAACCCTTTTTGCGGGACTTCAATTTTGCGTTGAGCTTTTCGGTCTCTTCGTTGCGGCGGGTGATATCTTCGAGCTGCTGAAGGATGGTGGTGTAGGGCTCGCGGTCGATGTCGGAAGCCGTCGCATGGAGATACTTTTCAAGGGTGGCCGTCGTGCGGGTGTAAAGTTCGAGGGGGTTGACACGCTTTTTCTTCTTATCCTTGGCCACGGGCTGCATCTTAAACACCTTCGGGTAGGTCTTGGCGAGGTAGTGCATCATGCCCTGCCACCAAAGCGTGACTATCTGCCAGTCGCGGTCGGGGAAGTTGCGGAAGTACTGTGCATTGTCGCTATGCTGGTTGGACTGGTAGCGGAAATCGCGCTTGGTCTTACCGGTGGTCTCATCGACGAAGGCAATCTTACGGCAGAAAATGGTAGCGAGAAACATCGCCTTGGCGAGATCCACGGCCTTGTATGCCTTCAGGAGGTCGCGAGGGAGTACCTTTTTGCCCATCTGCTGCATCTGCAAGAGGTGATTGGACTGGTTAGAATACATTTCCATGTAGTCCTGAGCAAAACGAAAACGTTTCCAGGTGAAGCCGTCCATCAATGGTGACGGGCCTTCGAAGGTAACAGAGCGAAGGCGATACCTACGACGGCGGGAAATACGCTCGAAGGGGAACAGCAGGAGGTTATCTTTCGACTCCGGAGAGAGCCAGTCGAGCATGCCAGGGATGGTTGCACCATTGACAGGATTCTTTCGCGGCGAGAGCCAGGAATGGATCTGCCATAGGTAGAGAGCAAAAGGCTCAGACTTAGTTGAAAATTGATAATTGAAAATTGAAAATTTTGGGGTACGGATGCGGACGGTGTAGTACTGATCTTCGACGGCAGCAACGGGATTGAGACCTTGCACGATTTCGAGGTTGGTGAGAGCAAAGAACACGCCCACCTTCACCTCCAGCATGTCGAAGGGGTGATACTTATCGGAGCGCATGGCACAGTCCTGTAAGACTTCGGAAATGGCACGGAGTTGGGGGAGCGTGCAGCGGTTCCAACTGGTAGGGAGGGAGAGATTGATATTCATAGACTATAAGACATAGAACTCTACTTCGAGGTTGTTGAGACCATCTTTGGCAGAGACGTTATAGGATAGTTTATTGATGAAACCCACGAGGCCGTTGATGCGGAAACGGCGCGTCCAATGGTTTGGTACGTCGGCCACCTGAGCGGCAGAGCACTCAATGCGGATGCGGTACTTACGACGCTTCAGAACGAAGTTCATCAGTTCGGACATGAAGGTATCGCAGAGACCACGCGACTTGATTTTCTTCTCTATCTTTCCCGTAGTAGGATTGACCACATCCGGATTGATGAGCGGTGCATTGGCCCACTCAGGCTGTTTCCACGAACGGATCTTCAGACTGAAACGTTCGCCATCGCCAATACCTTCGTGTGTGCCGTTATAGTCGAACTCATTACCCCACATATCGAGCGAGTCGGAAGCGAGGGCATAGAGACCGGCGACAGTACGCCACTTGGAATTGCAACCGAAACCGTCGTAGTTAAAATCGTAGGTCTGAAGGGTAGCGTTGGTACCACCACCACGCATGAGGGCGATAGCCAGTCCCCAATCCATTTCTTGCAGCGGAGAGTTACCGTCCTCGGTATCGCTTGGATCGTAGTTCTCTATCAGTTTCAGTATTTCGTCGGCATAGCACTCCACGAACTCAGAGCCGATGGACTGGCGTATCTTCTGCTCGATAAACTCATGTTCCATATCTTCATCGATGAAGGCCGCGAGGATGGGCTGCTGCTTCTGCTGCTGATTGAGCGTCACAGTATTGCCGCTGGAATCGGTATGCGTACCACTGGCCTGCTCGATCTCCACCTGATAGTTGACATCGTTGAAAGTGACAGGCTGGAAATCGCTGACGTATTCCTCTACAAAGTCATCGTTAAGCTCAGAGCAATCACCCATTTCCACACCCTTATACTGGCCAACCTCGAAGAGTGCCGGTTTCCAATCGCTGCTGCTGGTAGCATCGCCATTCACCTTGATACGATAGGCATTGCCAGTGGTGAGGTCGATGTAACACGTCTTATCGCGGTCGCCACCATACGCTTTCGGCGCACGGAAGATCTGCTCGTAGGTCTTAGAGGTGTCTGTTGATTTCTGAGGATAGTCGATATAGTCATAGTCCGTATCGTAATCCTTTACACCATTCTTCACGTTGGCACGCTGTTCCTTGGCATCTGATTCAGCCGAGTACTTCATACGGACACCCGTAATCTTCTCGGCCACCTTGTGCATGCTGATGACCTTACCTGGGAAGTCAATGGGTGCCTCGTTGGAACGGAATACATCACGAACGAAGTAAGCCGTAACATGGCGCTTCTCGTAGTCGTAGTGGAAACGGATGCCGAAAGAAGCCCAGAGCGAGTCGAGCACCGTCTGTACCGATTCGTCAGGGAAATTGTCGCTGTTGGCATACATCAGCATGATATCGGCCTTCATGGTCTCACCTGTCTTGGTTCCTTCTACGGTGATAGAAGTGACACCATTCTGACCGACAGAAGCATGACCGTCATACGTCTGTTGTCTCCAAGGGTCGTAGTAATGGTAATCGCAATCGTCGAGCTGCTTACCCTTCACGTCAGATATCTCAAACTGACCACCACAACCACGAGAGTCGAGCCATTCATTGATCTGCTGCTTGGTGGTGAAGAAACTATCGATGTCGGGGTATTTCTTCTCTTCATCGTACTTACAATGGGTGGTGAAGAAACACAGGTGGCGCATGTCCTCAATCTTCAGCAGTTCGGAGTTATCCCACGAAACACCGAGGTAGTCAAAAAGACAGTCGAGGAAATAGAGCACGTAGAAGCAGATGCCAGATTGCTGACGGTCGGCCTCCAGTACCCAATAGGGCCAGTGGTCGTTTGGGCCTAACTTCTGTGCCTTGGGCGATACGGTGGTAGTGGTTTTACCATCATCATCGATACCATGGTGCGTATAGGCTACACGGGCATTACAATACTTCGCATTGGGATATGGTTCTGACACATTGATATACGACTGAGCCACACGCGGCTTCTTAACCACGTTGCCGTTACCATACGACACCTCTTCCTTCAGGGCAGCTTTCTCTTTGCTATTAGTAGTCTCACAGCGTCCAGGGAACGAAAAACCGAGTGCCTGTGGCGTAAATTCAGCCTCGCTGGTGCGGTTAGAGGTGATGGAATGATCTTCGTCCGGTTTTTTACCATCGTAGGTGATTTTGATGTTGAAGTCATAGTTGACCGAACACTTCACATTACCAATCTTCTCGCCGATGAGTATCTTATCCTTTACAGGGATGTCGCGGCAGTTTAGCTGACCGATGAGATCCTGCATGGAGTGCTCAGAGGCAGAGATATTCATCGTAAGAGCGTTGTCAATCTCTTCATCCTCAGAGGTCACGAGCGTACCAGAACGGAAGGGTTGGTTATCCACGACGATACGCATCTTCGTATGCTCCAGATTAACGGGACGGTCGATATTCGTAGGGTCGTCGATATTACCCAACAGGAAACGATTGCCCTCCATCGGCATCCGACAGGGGTAAGAAAACATTTCGTTGTCGTTAAACAACGGATTCTGGTCGTCGATATCTATCGAGAAATCGTCGGGGAGGTTCAGCGGGCGCTGCTTTCCATCCTTCAGGGCGGTAATGGCAATGTGGCTATTCATACTTACTGCTGTTTATAGTACAACTTAGCATTGGCTTGCACGGTGATGCGACGGTTGGTGAAGGAATAGACCATAGCATCGCCGGAAGCGACAATCTCCATGTGGCCATGGTCATCGAGACGGCCACCATTGACGTAGAGGGTAGCAGCATCATAGCAGGTGATGTTGCCCTTACCAGAGACAAAGGCAAAGTCGCGGGCGGTGAGCTTACCCTGTTCGATGACGGCACGGGCATGGCCTTTGACAATAACATCAGCACGGTCGGCAGCGACATGTACGGAACAGTTGTCATCGACGGTCACGGGCATATCGCCGAGGACATAGACACGATGACGGCCCGTGATAACCACCGGATTGATGGCCACGCCTTCGGGCTTATCGCCCACGAGTACCATACCACCGGAATTGGTAACGGGCGACTCGTTGTAATAGACACCGGCACGGATAATATCGGAGCGATAGACGGGATATAGTTTCGAAAAGGCCGTGATGACCTGCTCAGGCACCTCATGGAGCACACCAGCCCAGAAGCGTTGCCAGGCAGCCACCAGTTCGGGGACTGACTTAGCCTCGCGGAACATGTTCTGCGACTCCTGACAGTTATCGCTCTGCGAGAGGATATCTATACACAATTCTTGAAATCGAATGAAATATTGCTTATCCATTTTGTCTAATTGAAAATTGAGAATTGAAAATTGAAAATTAGAAGCTCACGATGTTCGGAATCTCCAAGCCGTCGTAGGTGGCGGTGACGATGAAGTTCACCTTGGCGCACATAGGCCAGGTAGGAGGCATGTCGGCATTACGGATGCGGATGGTTCGCGTCATAGGCTGCTCAGGCCAGTGGGCATTGCGCCATCCCTGGTCACTCTGTTTGTCGGCAGGTGTGCGAGTATCGGTATCTTCGCCATAGTTGCCGGTATAACGCTCCCACGCCCAATCTGAGTCTGTGAGTTGCGAAGTGATGTCGAAGTTACCACAGAACAGACGCGGATCGAGATAGAGGTCAACCTGTCCTGGTATCTGTGCGGAGGTGGTGATGAGTTGGGCGTTGGCATCGTAAAAACGGATGGTGAGATCGGCCACACCATAGAGCATCTTCCAGACAGATGATCCAGGGTAAGGTTCATCGTTAGTACTGGAATTGGCATTGAGATACCACTTGCAACCACCATAAGTAATCGTAGGATAGGCGCGAGAGGTGCGGGTGTACGTGACCGTCGGATCCCATTCGCCCATGAATACCTCATGGATGACTGCACGGGTCAACAGGAACGAGGCAGAGGTGGTATATACCTGGTCGCCATCCTCGGTATGGATGGTGCGCGAGGCAGCCACCACGAATACGGCACCCAGCTCAGGCACATCGGAGTAACGGAAGTAGAGCGCCGACGGAATACCATCGGGATATTGCTGGGCAATGGCAGCGTCCCATGCGGCATCGGCAGCAGAGTTACCAGACTGACGGGTGATGGTCATCTGATAGCCAGACTGAATGACCTGACCACTGACATCCTTCAGCACGAAGTCGGCACGTATCTGTTCGTCGGAGGCAATGGTACCATCAGGATTAGACAGTACGATTTCCACCTTATCAGAGAAACGGGTGAGTTGTTCGATGACACCATAGATATAAGCATCCTTGGTAACAAACGACTCACCATTGAACTCCTTGCGGTGGATGGTCTGACCTTCATCGTCGGTCACAAGCATGGTGAAGCCGGTGAGGTCGCCCCAACCTCCCATAAAGCAATGATCCTCCCATTCCCAAGTGTTGACACCTTGGAAGCGGGCCATGTAAGTAGTGGTATAGACGAAGAATGCCTGACGCTCCGGATGATTGTTGTCGAACGAGCCAGAGACACTGAGCACGCTCCACTGTTCGGGTGCGGGCGACCATACTTCAGGTTCGCCTTCCTCGGTGTCGAACTTACGCATTACAACGGTAACGAGACCGTTCTGATAGATCTTATCACCCTCCATAGGAGAGTAGCGGGCATCCTTAGCGATGTAATAGGTTGTATCATCGATGACGCGCTCCACCACGTCGCCTACGGCCTGCACACGGCAGTAGATAGACATGAAGCCCGCACGCTGGATGTTACCGTGATGGTCGTCGCTGTTGGCTGTGGCATTCTTCGAGCCGTCCATATTCGACCAGAAACCACGCAGGATATCGCCAATGATAAACTCACCAGGTTCGCCATCGTTCAAGTCGAGCACGAACTGGCAGGTGTGGTTGGCCTGATTGACATCGATAATCTCCTTCACACGGCCCTTACCGGCAGAGTCCCAACGGGTACCAGAGAGCACTTCAATCTGGTTATACTTGATGGTGGGGACAGATAGCGACTGCGACAGTTCGAGCGAACGGGCGATAATGGTACCATCGGGCAGGATGCGGGCACCATCACGCGAACCGATGCCCACCTGGATATCTTTCTCGAAGTTGCCGACGGTAACGGCCTTCAGAATGGTAATGGCACCCTGAGCGGTATCATCGTGAGTACGCGAGAGGTAACGCTGGCCCAACCACTTCGGCGTAACCACGCTATCCTCGGCATCCTCAGCGGTGTCATCGCCTGCCACGAACTTCAGCGTCTTACCACCAAGTACGAGAGTAGTAATAGAGGCCCACGATGCGGTCAGTTTCTCAAAGACAGCCTCGGAGATTGTTTTGAGGAACTTCACCATATTGGTGGTGGCGTTGTACTCCCACCAGGTGCCTTCACCTCCGGATGCAATGGCTTCGTCAGAAGCCAGCGAACCATTGTTGAACTGCTGTTCCCATGTGCGGTCTCTGAGTACACCACCATCTGATGAAGCAGAGATAATACCCTGCGTATAGATGTAATAGAAATCAGTGGGGCCTACCTGTGTACCTTCTTCGTTCTGTCCGTAAAGGTCGATTTCCTGTGGCGAGAATACCACCTGAGCCTGAGCATCGGCAGCCGTGCTCTTAGGAATGGCGATATAGACCCAGCGCTTATTGTTATCGTGGAACACCGTCGGCGAGGCAATGAGCGGCCAACGGCGGTAGTTGTGGGCATTATCATACTCCAAGCCAGTGATACCCTTCATGTAGCACATCACCATGGAACCGCTGGCGCAGTTGGCATGGATGTAGTTACGATCACCGGCAGCGTTGAGCTGGATGAAAAGGGCGCTGGGCGACACCCAATAGTTAGTGGGCTGGGCTTGGGTCATTTTTCAAATTGATAATTGAAAATTGAAAATTGAAAATTAAGACAATGCAGGGGTGACGAACATCACGGAACCTTCGGCGTTGTTTTGGAACTCAGGTTCGTAGTCATCGCCTGCTGACGCTTCGGGAGTAGCGGGAGCCACGTAGAGAGGAGAATCTTTGAAGGCTTCCAGGGCCTTTTCGTCGAGGTCGGGCTGGTGCGTCTGAAGATACTCTGAGAGGTCGGTCACACAGCGCACAGCCTCGTTGTGGGCAGCCGTGCGACGGGCATCATCGACCTTGATAACCTTGGTACGCTCTTCGAGGTGACGGGCCACACATTTGCGCAATTTATGAATTAATCGATTCATCAATTTATCATCGGTGCCCTTAGTAGCCACCTCTATGAGATAGTCGATGAAGTCCTCACCAAAGATGGGTCCTAAGACATCCTCCTGAATGGTGCGGAGGTCAGGGAGCATCTGAATGAACTTCTCGCGTGAGTCGTAGATATCGAGATATTCCTGAAGCACGGTGGCAGATGGAATGGCGAGACCGGCTGCGAGATAGAAGAAACGACTCTCCTTCCATTTCTCGGCTATCTCTCTCTTCTCGGTAGCTGCAACGGCTTCGGGTGAGTCGGCATCATCAGGCAACGGATCGGGTGACGGGTCTGGCATGGCAGCAACATCCTTCGTCCACTGTTCCAGGAGCACCAACAAACGATTAACGGCAGCATGGGCCTCCGTGATGCAAGTGGTTTTATAGTCGCGCACGGCATCGCGGTCGGCCTTGCCATAGTCATCAGCAGTAGCCATATTCACGCCAGATCCATTAACGCTGACAGCCTGGATATTTACGCTTCGGCCCAAAGCATCAAAAGTGACGACACGCTGGGCAACAGTCAGCAGACGGGCGTAGGGTGGAAGTGTAGCGCCGTCGGTCACTTGCTTAATGAACTCAGAGATACCATCCTCGCCACTGCGAAGAGTCTGGTAATACTCCACGATGGAGTCGTAGAGTGGCTGACCCAACTTCTCTAAAAGGAAGTCCTGTTCGCTACTATCGAGAAAACCCATAATGGACTCGATGTGATCAATAGCATTTGCCGGAGAATAGAGACGGAGCTCTTCGGTGGTAGATATTAACATGATATAAAACGTTTTATTTGCCACAAAATTAAAAAGTCACGGCCATAAGGTCGTGACAATTTCAAATGCGAAAGCCCGATATTTTACTTCTGGAGGTACTTCAGGATGCCTTCGACATGGAGGCGTTCGATGGCATGCTTACCAGAATCTGACAGGAGAAACTTCACGTCCAGTTTATTATCCTGGAATAGGTTTTCAGTGAGCACGGCGGGACAGTTGGTGTGGGCCAACACATAGAGATTGGATTCATAGTCACGATCACCATCAGTCTTATCCATACGAATAGGCGTTTGGTTGCTACCATAGTCACCATGAATCTTACCAGTGTTGACAATATCGATGTACTCGCGAAGGTTGGTGATGGCAGCATCATAGAGACATTCAGCGAGGTTGTCGGCCTTCGTCTTACCAGGCGACGTATAGGCAGCCCAGCCACCAGCACCATGCCACTTGCCATCAGCACCAGCGGCATTGAGGTGGACGCTCACGTAAATACAATCATACTGCTTACAAAGGTCGTTGACCAGACGGCAGCGCAGGGAGAGCTCACGCGACTGTTCGAGTTTGACATCCTTCGTCTGAAGATTCTGAGGCAGGTAGCCGTCCTCGTAGTCGATGACGACATTGTAACCGTAACTGCGTAACTTAGCTGCTATACTTTGGATCCTCTCACGGCAATAGACTGCCTCACGGATGGAACCATCAGGCGCACACTTGCCAGGTGTACTGAGCAAGTGCGGCGTACCGAGAATAATCATTGTTTGTTTCATAGATTGATGAATTTATGAAGTTATGAATTAATTATGAAGGAACTTATTGATGAAGTACTGCTGTCCCTTGGGTGTAACCTTCGTAATAAAGTGACAGGCCATTTCGCCATTTTCGGGATGCACGCCTTCATCGACAAAGAACAAGCCCATTTCAGAGTAACGCTGCATAGGCATATTAGAGAGCGTGAGATACTTGTTATCGCGAAGCCAACAGTACAGACGTTTCTCACCAATATCGTAGCCATTCTGCTGAAGGAGTTTGGCCATGTCGCGTACCAGGATGTTCGTCTTACTACCAATGACGGCATCTGCAAAGACCACCTTCGGGCGCTGATCTTCCAACTGCTGTTGCTGTTGTTTGTTCACAAGTTCCAAACGCTCCTTTTCTTCCTCAGCCTGGACTACCATCATTGCCAGCTGCTTGCGCGACAGTTGCTCGATGGAGTAGGAGCCAGTACGACGAATGGCAGGCAACACATCATACGTAATCCAGCGTTTGAACTGTTTGGCCTGCGGTAGTGTTGAACCAAGAACCAAAGAATACATTCCTGATTCATTGACAAACGAAACCGACACGACCTGCACAGCATCTGTACCGTCTGCCTTTTTGCCAGTAACTACCCCTATGTCGCGTTTTGCTACGTCGGGGTCATCAACATGTTTTGCAAGTGCATCACGCCCATTCTTATAGCCCAGCGCACGACAAAGATCCATCGCACAGAACTCTGGATTGTCGAATGACCCTGCTGTGCGGATTTCACCAAACTGCGGATGATTGAAAACCTGAATATTATCCATAATCGGGGAATTTAGGAGTTATCGGGGAGAATTAACCAATCAAATCAACCTTTGACTTATTATAATAGAAGAATTTACCTTCCACTTGCTCACCATTGACAAAATGTATAACCCAACAATAATAGATGGGATCTATATAATAGCCCTCATCATCGGTATAGAAGTTGACTTCTAAAGAAGAACCATCCAATGAAGTATCATAATCATCAGGTACAGCCCTTCCTTCATAAACAGGTTGATCACAAAGCGTCCCAGAGCGATTTGTCATAAACAAGCCACCCATAGGCTGTCCGTTTCCAAATCGACTAAAGCGAACAAGTCCAGTGAATTTGGCAATATCACGTATATATTTCCTTCCAGAAGGAGTAGTAGCTGCTGGTTCCAGGAACATACGTTTATTAGCTGCTTGTGCATCAGCGGCAGAAGCACAATACTGACCTGCATCGAATACATTAGCAGTTATCTTTGCCTCATAGAAATACATCGCAGTGGGCTGTCCGGCTGTATTCTTATTAAATATCTTATTATAATAGGAATAAGCATCGTCCATATTAACATCACTGTTATCATTAGCACCTACCAACTGATAACGATCCAAGAAACGGCTAACTTCATCCTGGGAAACCGTTTGAGAGATACCAGCAGGACCAAGGTCGTACATTAACAGTCCATCCTTATTGAAGAATTTCAGAACAGCACACCCATCATCATCAATACCCAATCTGATATTCGGGAAAGCATGAGTACCAAAGATATCCAATACGGCATCGTGCATTTCGACATGAGCACCACGATCATCCGGAGTAGTCAACAAACGAGCCACTGTCAACTTATCCGTAAAGATCTCTTCGGCAAACATGGAGTCCACAATGGTAAACTTCATTTTGTTACCCTTTTCCCAATGATCGGTATCTGCATAAGGCTGAATAGTAGATTTATAACCCAAGAAAGTCGTTCTACGTTTCATTCTAAACCAGTTGTAGCCACCATTTGCAGAGTCGAGAGCACGCACAACATCCCGAACACCATTACAATAATAATAAGTGTTTCCACTTACCCAGGTGCCACATGGATTATGGCTACACTCCGTAGAAGTATCATGCTCATTCTCACACCACTCAGTAGGCATTGCATTCTGTTCCAATTTGACCATGCAGATTTCCACATAGGTATTATACATTCTAAATAGAACTTTCTGCTCTGCCATCGTAATGGAAGATTTTGTTTGGAATGTCACAGAGTGGCGCGTCCAACCGAGGTTGTCACAATCGTCATCATCTTCATCCAACTGCCAGCAGACATTACAATCAGTAGGAAGATTGCTCTTCACAACACCATCCACGAAATAGGTTGTACCATTCTTAACAGCCGTCGGATAGAGAAATGTATAAATCTGCGAGTTATCGCCAACACTGAGAATGCGCCACCAGTTAATATGAACTATATCATTTTCCGTACCTGCATGGCCTGAAGTCTTATAGGCATAGAAACCAATCTTATAATAACCGGCTACGCTAACCGTGAAATTACCAGTCGTCACAGTGGTATCAGCCTTTGACAATAACGACGTATTGGTAGATTTACCCCAATCCTCAGTCTGACCATGATCGCCGGAATACCAGAGATAACCATTCAGACTAACATTATTATTATAAGCAGAGACAGAGCAACGACCATTATACTGAAGTTTATAAGTTCCAGCCTTCAGATAGATGTTCTGGAAATAGAAACCATAGGTATTACCATCCATATCCACATAACGACGGGTACGAGCATAGAAAGAAAGCGTGTACCATTCGTTACTCTTAATCTTCGCCAAAGCACCAGGATCAAAAACCACCTGCTGAAGGAAGTTCTTTTCGGATGCAGAAGTCGGGAAAGCGCCGAAAGCATTTAGAGCACCACGCGCTTGTGGAATAACTTCACCAACATTTTCAATACTACCAAGATTGTGCATCCACTTATCCATAGAGTCCTCAGAGTCGAATGCCGTTTGCTCTAAAAGATTTGGTTTCACCTCCGTATCACGCATCAGTACCAGACGCAGGATTTTCTTATTCTGCGAAGTATCGACAGAGTATTGAATATAACGACACTCCCAAAGATAGTTATTCTTTCCAGTTGGTGCCGTCGGACAATTAGCCGAACCACGTAAATACCAACCGTAAGTTTCCGTCAAATATGTAGTCTGCGGTGGTTCTACTGTAGTTGTCTGACAATAATAGAACTCATCAGAAGAAATACCGTTACCAGTAGGGCCACCATCACCCTTCTTACCATCAGAAATGACAGGGACAGTTTCTTTGTCAACAAGGATATAGTTACCTATATTCGAAACATAGAAAGAAGTAGAGGATGCAGTACAAATAATAAACTCTACGGCATCGTAGGTAGTAACATCGAGGGCCGTCAGAGAATGGCTACTATCAGAGCGATAGTAATCATAGCGGAAATAAGTACCCTCCCACGTCTGATTGCTACGGGTGCGACGACGATAATAAATGTAGTACTTACTATCAATACGCGAAGTTGCGTTTTCAACAGAGGTAATCGTACCTCCGTTATTCTTCTTATAGCCACACGTCAGTTCGAAAGTAGTAGGGCTATACCCACCGGCATCTGTACGCCCGATATTAATCTCACTGACGCTTGGCATCAAGTTATAAAGGATGGCATTTTCACCCTTCCCACCAGGACGGATGCCATTCATGGTCAGTACCAAGTCAGCAGTGCGGTCGGCACCATCGATGGTAGATTTAACCGTAATAGTGATATTCGTAGAAGTAATAGACGTACCGGACTTGATATAGATCTTCACGTTTGCATTCGTGGTACCAAGACCAGTAACAACAGCCTTATAGGTAGCTGCTGGAGTAGGAGAGCCTTCGGCGGCATAATCAGACCCCAATTCATAACTACCAATCTTACAGACAATGCCTCCAGAACTCTTGATAGTCTGCTTGGTATTGCCCTTATAGAAACATACATTAGTCTCAATATACTGCTCACTGGTAGTCTTACCATCAGCATCACAGGCTACTGAATCCATTTCATTGTCAAGATCGGCCACATAAGGCGATGTACCGTCCTCTACGAGTTTACGCTGCTCACTCCATTCAGAGGCGGCAATCTTATCGGTCGTACCCGTGCCAACAGCTGTTGCCTGAATAACCCAGCAAGGATGACCATCTGTAGAAGGAATGTTCTGCGACCAACCAGCCAAAGGATTGGTACCAGAACCAGTCAAAGCGCCCGTAGAAAACGTGTAGGTTAATTCGACAGTTGGCTTATCTGGAGTCGTTGCACCACGCTTATAGAGGAATACGGGTGCAATGTGCATACCATCCTTATTATACAAGACAGGCGAGCTCCATTCGTTAGCCGCAATGGTATCAGTATCGCTGCTGCTATAAGCCGTGGCCACAATAATATATAGCGGATTGCCATCATTGGCTGGTACGGTCTGAGACCAACTGTTAAAACCATCACCCGTGAGTTTTCCTGTTGAGAAGGTATAGGTCAGCGTACCGGTAGGTTTATCGCTTGCTGTCAGGGCCGTAGCACTGCGACGGAAAAGTTGTACGGTAGCGGTGTTATCGCCAGCCTTACTAACCTGATGAGCAATACAGATACCTGAGAGGTTGCCAGAGGCATTGGTACAACGATAGGTAGCCGTATGGCCATTGTGTGTATCTGTAGCCGTACCAACGACCGTAAAGAGGTCGCCCTTACGGGCTCCGTTACGAATGCTGCTGGTGTCAGTGAAAGTGTCACTATGACCTATCACACCATAACCAGGATCAGTATTCCACTGAGCTTCTGTGAAATTATTACGCTGCACAGAACAAACAATACCATAGCCACGCTCATTCTGACGGACTACAGGCACATCCTCGATATCGATGATATTAGCATCCGCAATACCACCAACGGTAGTTGCAGACGACATCACAAACTCTATGGCTGCATAAGTATCAGAGTTCTTAACCTGAATACCACTCTTGGTCATCTGGGTATAACTGCCATAGGTGCCATCGGCATTCTTTATACGATAGTAGATGTAATAGCGACTATCAATGTTGGTATGCTGATTGTCGCCCTTACCATTAACGGTAGTAACCGTGCCATCCTGATTCTTAACATAACCGCAATAGACATACATCGAAGAAGGGATGAGCACATTACTATCATCGCGGACGAAGGGTATCTCAGAGAGCGAAGGCAGCAGATTATAGGTGGCTCCGGATTTATCGGTCACGAGTGTAAAGTCGGCACTGTAAGAGTGTCCGTTATAGGTAAGCGTGATTTTCTTCACATAACGGGCATCACTGACTGTAGTACCTTTTGCAAAAGACCATGTGTAGGTGACTTCACCATCAGCAATATTGACGGTTGGCGTGACACCCGCAATGACCATAGAGGCAGCAGGTGTCGGCGTGATACCCGACGGAATGATACCTGCACCTTTGATAATGCGGGCCGTCGTGCTCACATCAGTCTTTGACGTAACTTTACCATTGGCATCGACGGGAACAGCGTCCATCTGATTGGTGAGGTCGCAAACGAATGCGTCCTCACCTTGCTTCAGGGCCGTCAATGCGAAATTATTCGATATAACCGGATTCATCTTCGAAATTGAAAATTGAGAATTGAGAATTAAGAATTAGGGCAGCGCCTTGTTATTGCGCTGTCACGATACCCATAATCTTATAGCCGTTCTGGGCCACGAAATCATAACCGATGGTGACAGATCCCTTATGGTTGGTAACTGTCATCGACGGGCCTCCGGATATCTCACCCTGATTACCGTTATACAACTTCAGACCGAAGGTATTGTAGGCCGTATTGATAGCCGTAGAATCCTCCATCGTAGCTACCCATGCCGTCACGATGACGCTCTCACCAGGCGACAGCTGACCACTGAAATCGCTGTTGCTACCATTCATCGAGATATAGAGGTATTCTGGATCCTGCGTATCATCGATAGAGGCAAAAGCAGAAGTCACTTTATTGGTATGAGCCGAGTCAGTGAAGAAATCGACACGGATGACCAGATTATCCGTTACATCGGACTCCGTGAAAGTCAACTGCTTCTTATCGGCTGAGTTAGAAATCTCGGTACCAGTACCGGCATCGTACCACTTACAGAACCACGAGGCAGGTGCGCGTCCGCTGTCATCATAAAGCGAAGCCTTGATGGTGACACTGCTACCAGCACCCGTCTTTGCGGAGATAATGGCAGACTCAGGCGACAGCAAACCGAGATAGCCCTGCGTACTCATTTCAGCAATCTTCACGTCAACCGAACACATCGGGAACTGAAGTTGCTTACCATTGAGTTCGACAGAACCCTGATAGCTGATGCTGTCGAGGTCGGTGTTGCCCTCAGAAGCGAGGTTAGATATAATAGTCAGTTCCTCTACCAAGACATCGACACCACCCAATTCTACAGTCGTCGTACCCAAATGGAAGAGCGGGTCGTTGGCTGCATCCTTGAAGTTGGTGGACTTGCCATCAGCACCAAACTGAATCTGGATATCGTTGTAGTACCACTTAGCCTGGAATATCTGATTTTTACTCATATATACCGAGCCACGACGGATGACCGGATAAAGCGACGGACGGGTAGAGGCATCACCCTTCCAGTCGGGAACAGCTGTGCCACTACGAGGATTGAAATTCTGCGAGAGCGATCCGTTGATACGAAGAGAACCCTGTACGGTAATACCCTCTTGGAGTGCCGTAATCGCAAAATGGTTGGATATTGAATTTGGCATAACGTTACAAGTTGAGAGTTGAGAGTTGAGAATTGAGAGTTAAAAAGAACACCAGGAGACTGCCGATATAAGAGGCATAGCAGATGGCTTCGCTGATTAATACGGACTTATGATCGTACCAACGTGGCTTATCGCCAGCCGTAAGACTGTCGAGTAAGAACCACACCATCAGCAGCCAGAGCGCGAGGAACCAGGGACAGATAATCAGTACACAGACCTGCGAGAAGATACCACCGGCAATAGAGAGGATATAGTGTGTACGAATCATTTCCTTCAGGAACAGTGGCATGGCACCCGTGAATCCGATACAAACCAGCGTGAAGAATCCAAAAACCTCCAGACCTTTGTAACTCAGGGCCTCGATTGCAGGGATGCACGTCAGCAGTGCCACCACCCAGAGCCATGCCGTCCATAGCCAGCGCCAACCACCTTCAGGCAGCACATAGACCATCGACGATATGCTATCGGGCAATGCACCGAGCCTCCAGGTGGCCACGCCCACGTAGAGCGTGACCAACAGGAGAGACAGTATTAACAGCGTAACCATAGCGGAAAGAATCATTAATGATTACTCAGCCTCGCCGACGAAATCCAACTGTGTGGGATAGCCCTGTGTGAAGTCGTAGGCCAGCACATCAGCCACATTGTCGAGGGCCAGCACAGCAGCCTTGTGGCGGGCCGTCTGGTCGTAGCACTGACGGGCATAACGCTCCAGATCCTTAATCAGGCCAATAGCCAGGTCGATAGGCAGGGTGATGACCAATTCGCCATACACAAGGTTGGTCTGTGCCAATCCCTCTTCCTTCTCATCGTTGAAACGCTGACGAAGGGTCTGACGCAGTTCACGGTCGAGCCACATGTCAATAGCATCGAAGGTGAAGTTGTTGACGGCATCGCTGATGTCGTACTGACTGATGCGGGCAATGACGGCCTTCTTTGCATAAGCCAGGATGCCAGACTCGTTGCCGTAGCCTTCCATCACACTCTTCATCACCAATGCAGCCACTTCGTCGGCCTTGAACTCAGGGAATCCGGCTGCCATGACAGCCTCCTTTACGCGCTCCTCGTTGAGCGGATTATCCATACGCACAACGTAAGCCAGATAGATGGTACGAGGCTCCTGCTCGCCACTCTCTGCACCATTGTTAGACACTGCCGTACCAGTCTCTACGTCGAAATTGATACGAACCTGAGCACCCTCGTACTCGATGAGAGCGGGCTGCTCGTTAAACTCGATTTTCTTAATCTCTGTCATAATAGCTATTATTTAAAAGTGAATACTATTCTATCTCATAGTCGGGGAGACCACCGGTCTTATTCATGTTTACCAACATGCCTTTGAACGGAAAACCATCCTGATTCTTCACATACTCCATCGTCTTGATGAGCTTCTGGTTGTCTGTAAAGAACTTGAACAGCTGACCATGCTCCTCTACCTGAATGAGCGTAGATTTCTTCTCTCTGCCATTCTTGCTGAATTTCGAACGTACACCAATCTCGGCATCACGGAAGATAATCTCACGACCCACGAAGATGGAGGCGCTGCATCGCGTACCTTTAAGCATACGCTTGCCCTCGCCATCCACTTCCTCAAATTTCGGAACCATCAGCTCCTTAAAAGATTTCATTCCCATAACTCTGCACCAGAAAGAGAAACCATCACAGTACATCAGCCATCCCTTATAGGAGGTAGCAACCTGATAGCGAATCATAGGATCCTTGATATTGTGCATACGACACATAAAGATGCCCTTCATGCGCTTACGAAGATGTGTGCGGTTCATATAGAAACGATAGCCCACGAAATCGCAGAAATGCTCGTTATCGATAATCTGCATCCCCACCTCTTCGTGTAGTGGCTGCTCCATCACTTTGTTGGCATATTCCTCTAAGAAGTTACTGGCCTTCCACACCTCCTTCTTATCCTCTCCGATCAGCAGGATATCATCGCAATAGACGAATATCCTCACCTCGAAACGACGCATCACCTCACGGCAAACGCCACATGTGTAGAGGTTGGCTATGGGCTGTATAGGAAACAAGCCTATACCCAATCCCTGCTCACAGACCGTAACCGCTTCATGGAACAAATAGCGGATGCCACTGTCGCCGAAGAGGTTGCAAACACAGTCGAAGGCTTTCTGCTGATTGATGTTGTGATAGAACTTCACGAAATCCCGCTTGATCCAATACAACCTACCTGCCTTCGCATGCTCACTGATGTATCGTTTCACACGCTTGGATGCGAAGTGCATACCCTTACCAGAGATACTGGCATACGAATCATAGTAATAGAATCGCTTCATTATAGGGTAGGACACATTCATCAGCGCGTGATGAACGATGTGGTCAGGATAATATGGGAGCTTCGTCAGACGGCGAACCTTACCACAGGGACACAACTGATCACAGACCGTCGGTTTACTGGTGTGATAGGTTCTCGCCTCCAAAGCATCGTGTATCTCCTTAATGAACTCATCAGGACGGCTGTCGAAGATACGAACACCCTTATGATAGTTCCTTGGAGAAGCCTTGCCCTTACGCGCCTCTTTCTCACCGACACGAATGTTATTCATGTCGTAAACCATACTGAAACGAACCTTTCGGTTCTTACCTCTCAGCCTGGCTTTACGCTTATAGGCCAGTTCTGCCATACAATATGCTTGCCCACACAAATCTGACTACAACGACCTTCTCTAACGGCCTTCTACACTTTCTCGGCTCTCAGGGGTTCGGTATATGCGTACAACTGCATTGCTTACTTGCGTGAGGGGACTCTGTTGCCTTGCGGCTCATACCCAACGCCTCCTAATTCGCTCTGTCGGGATTTATCCCTCCATCGAGACAGGCGCAAACGTGTGCTCCGTAGCTTTACCTCGGTCAACACGTAACCATTGTAAAGGGGAACGAAGCTCTGGAAAAAAGGAATACAACGACTCCCTTTCATGTATAGAATTTCAGGCGAGCGCCGATGTTCGTGTTCGAGTTCGAGAAGGCGTTATTCGAGTTCGAGTTCGAAAGCCCACAGTGAGCGCCATTATTGGCGTTACCACCCACGTTCAGCAGCTCCACGTTGTATTGCCTTTCGCATGGTAGATGTCACCACCACCATACTTCGTGTGTACTTATTCCTGCTAAGTAGTAGAAGGATAGGAACCTCACTTATCAGGCCACACACGCATATCTTTGTGCAATTCAGGAAAACCGTCATGGTTTCTTCGTTGCTGTCATCATCATGTCAAAGATCTATTCTCCGTTAAAAGGCTCCTTGCGGATTACCCTTCTGGATTTTATTAATTAGTTATTTAATTCAATTGTAAGTAAAGGCACAGGGCGCTTCGCGCCTAATTCCGCTCAGGCTGCTACGCAGCCCCGTGCATTACGAGAAAACGCCTGTTGGCTGGCTATTGTCCGCTACGCGGCCAATGCCACCAACTCCGCGCCGCTGACGATTTCCGGTTCTCCGTAGAAGGCCAGGCGAGCGCCGAGGGACGCGTACGAGCGCGAGAAGGCGTCAGCCGAGCCCGAGTACGAAAGCCCACAGAGAGCGCCATAAGAGGCGGGACCACCCACGACCAGCAGCTCTCCTGTCGTAGCGGCCCAATAACCGTCGCAGTAGTATGTCGTAGCACTACCACCGCTAACGCTCTGGCAAATCATATCCCAGAACTCGCCACATTGCATAGATACAATGTAACTACCAGAAGCAGCAGAGAGGCATTCAAACTCATGGTCGAAGGCGGCATCACCATTGCTTACGGTGTTGCTTACGATGTTACCATTATAAACAACAGCCTTACGAGTCTGACCGTCCATATAGAAGCGGATGCCAGGACGGAACTCCCACAACTTACCCCAAAGATCCTCAAAGCCGAAGAGCTTCACAGGGTACTGGTCGCCCAGGGTAGAGTCATTGTAAAGCACAGAACCAGAACCATCGCCCAGATGCTTCAGCAAGCCAGTAGGCACGTCACGACATGCCTCCCAATTCGAATGCTGGAAACCGGCACCGATAGTAGCCTGTGAATTGAGATTGCCATAGCGAGCCTGGTAAAGGGCATTGATCAGGCAGAAGAAACCATAGTTAGCAAGGCCCCATTCCGAACCGAGGTTAGCCTGCACGCGATCCCAGAAGGCCTGCATTGTCTTACTGTGAGCGGGCTTGTAACCAGGGCGAGAGTGCCAGTCGTTCGTGCCATTGCTACCATTGGCAGGATAGCCCATCAGATAGGCACCTACCCAATGAGGAGATCCGAACGTCTTACCACCATCGATAGGAGTAAGGCCACCGAAATCCATGTGCTTACCCTGACCCTTGAAATGGCAGTCAGGAACCTTTACCATACACTCGAAGAGTTCAGGGTTAGTAACTGGCGTACCATCAGCAAAACGATCCCAATTTGAACCATTGAGCTTGGCAGCATAGACCTTACCATTCTTAATTAAAAGCATGTAACCACCCATCTGAGCCTGGTAAAGTTCAGCGGCACCACGATTAGAGAGATTGATAGCAGGGCTACTGGACTCCTCCAAGGTGTACTGCGTAGCAATGGCACCTACTGCTGGAGCAGGAGTAGCACCCTCCATGACTTCTGAGGGCGTTGCCTCATAGACATTGTTCTGATTGGTGATAGTAAGAACCTTCGAGATTCCTTCACCAGAAGCGAGAGTTGTCTTTGATTTAATCATAATAAATAATGTATTAAAGAGTTATTTTTAAGAGCGTATTGCGAAGGTCTGTCCGAAAGAGAGTTCTATCTCATCACCACCAGAAAGACCTACGATGTCATAGACACCCCGCATACCCAGGTTAGGGTCGAGGATGAACTTTTCGAGATTCTGACCGAAGAGATATGACTGTGGCACATCCACTTCCAGGTCATGCTTGTTAAGAAACACCGGAGAAGCACTGCTGCCCTGCTTGCGGATGACCCATGAGGTCAAAAGCCAGTGCTTCTTTTCCGCTGTTGTCAGGTCATTGTGCTTCTGACAATGTACGATCAGACCGAAACGCATGCTGGCATTCTCAGCAAAGATGCGGTCGCCTCCATAGGAGAACACCTGTGCATTGAGCTTGGGCCATCGCCATGCGATGCTTGCCGTAGCCTCATTGTTGACATCAGGAGCAGCAGTCTGAGCTCCGTTGGTCACACCGATGCGACAGCGAACCATCAGCGACTCGATATAATCCATGTCAACTCTCAGTTTCTTGGTATTCTTACCGCTGACATACCAGAGGCACGAGGCATCGATGGTTTTCCACGTCTGGCCCATATTGTCGGAATAATCCCAGAACCACGCCACACGGTCGTCATAAAGAATGGCACCCTTGCGGCATTCAGCCTCTATATCGTAGATGGGCGAGGCAGCATGAAGCGGATAGTGCTTCAGCGTCTTATCGCACAGGAGCGATATAGCATACTGTTCCTTCGCCTTCAGTACGGCATTGAGCTGCAACGTATCAGAGAGGACTATCGGCTGTGAGTTTCGGGGGTCGGTAACACGTACCTCACAATAGACCTTCGCGCCTGCCAGGTGAGTAAAGTTCTTACGAACGTAGAGATCACGGCCAACGATATAGAAATCCTTCGTCGGGTCGGTATCTGTAACCTGTCCGCTTTCGGCATCATCAATATACCAGAACACCTGCGGAGAGAGGTCGGCCATATCAATCAGACCATCTTCATCCTGGATGAAGTAGTTGGCATGCAGGCGCAATGTCCCGTCCGTCTGATGACCGTTCTCATCGAACACAGGAGTCTTGGTATGATCCGGAAACCACTCCAGCGCTGCCTGACTGTAGAACTGCGTCGTTGACAGATTACCCAATGGCTCTATGCGAAGCACAGTAGTCAAGGGGCGATAGGTCATCGTCACCGACAACGGTTGGGAGTTATTGAGCCTTTTCATACCTTAGCTACTAACTGTTAGAAGGTTTCGGACGTGCGATGACATCGTAGTCAACCAGCGTTTCCATTACATACTTAATGAGTGTCAGCGGCGTAATGGCGTGCGGCTGTCCGTCAGTACCAATACACATGATACGACGAATCAGCGTCGGATCCTCCGTCGTAGGCATATTGACACTGGTAGCGGCAGCGATGGCCTCGGAGAGGTCATAGTGAAGGTTCCACCATTCCGTATCAGTAACCGCATGACCGATATTATTCGGTTTCTTCGACTCATAGAGGGCCGCGCCCTGCTGTACGATATCAAGGATATCATACTGCTGGGAAGCACTGTAGGCACCCTTGCTTTTCTGTAAGATTCTTGCGATGTTTAAAGACATATCATTATCATTTTAAGAGTTTCCACTTGCAGGTGCGGGCGTGAAGGTCAAGTAACCTGTCTCGTAATCCACACCGAATGTACCATTAACAGAGCCGGTCTGCACGAGCATGCCGGTATCATAGTCAACAGACAGCATGAAGCTACCGTCGTCGGCCTCCAGTTGGGTCACGCGGTCGCTCAATGCTGCATGTGCGACATTAGTAGCGAACTTGGCCACGGCCAGTACTGACATCTTCTTCAGCAACAGACCAAGTGGACTTAATTTCTTCTTTGCCATAGTTTCTTTCTTTTCGCATTACAGCAAACGACTTTCGGTGGGCGAGGGTGCCAGGATAACAAGGAACACCCTCGCCACCGTCAGTCATTCATCACGGATTACTCGTCCTCGATGGAGTCGTCACTTACAGCAGGCAGAGTGGTAGTAACCATAGTGCTGTTAGAAGCGTAACCGAACCAGCTGGCGATCTCAGCGTCAGAGCAGAGAGCGATGTTCAGCTTGTTCAGGTTCTCCTTGTCCTGAGCGGACATAGCACCGTTAGTACCACCGACACCAGCGGTAGAAGGAGTAGCCAGAGCGAGCTTCAGACCAGCAGAGGTCAGAGCCAGACCGTTAGCATTGCTGCTGTCGATCTTGATGGCCAGCTTCTTAGCGCCATCGGTAGAACCAGTGAACTCCAGACCGCCGTTAGCGTCGAGGTCGATGGTGATAACGTTGTTGGAAACGTTGATACCATTACCACCGGTGTAAACGTCGATGAGCTCGCTCAGGTTCACGCTCAGGTACTCGTCGGTTGCAGAACCGCTCTTCACGTTGATGGTGAACAGAGCCCAGATACCAGCAGCGTTGATAGAAGAAGGAGCCTCGTATGGAGTAACGGCAGTACCGTTCTCAGATACGATCACCCACTTGCCTTCAAGGGCACCAGTACCGGCTTCGACGGTCACGCGCTTCACAGCTGTTACCAGGAAGTCCTTCGGGATGTTGACCTTACCGATCAGGTTGTCCTGAGTAACCTCAGACTCCAACGTTACACCCTTTGCGAAGATGTAAGTTTTCAG